TTAAGACAGCCGCGGATAGATGCCAGGGCCGATCGGCAGTCCCACCAGATACCAGCCCACCAGCAACAGCAGCCAGACGGCGAGAAAAATCAGCGGGTAAGGGAGCACCAGCGAGTAGTAGGTGCCGAGGCGGGCATCCGGCCGGTAGCGCTGTAGAAAGCCGAGAAACAACGGCACAAACGGTGACACCGGCGCCAGCGGCAGCACCGATGAATCAGCGATACGAAACAGGATCTGCGCAAACGCCGGGTGAAAGCCCAACAGCATAAACATTGGCACGAAGATCGGCGCCAGAATCGACCAGATGGCCGAGCCGCTGGCGATAAACATACACAGAAAAGCCGACAGCAGCGCAAGGCCGACAAACGCCGGAACACCGTTCATGCCTGAACTCTCCAGCAGGTCCGTCAGCCCGACGGCCATAAACTTGCCCATGTTGCTCCAGTTGAACATGGTTGATATAAGTAGTATAATCATATACTTATATCTTTATTGGGTTCTATTGGGGTGCTTGGTGATGCAAAAATAAAACCGGATACAGCATAATGGGCGGTATCCGGAATCTGAGTTACAGTATCACTAACTGCCACTTTTCATCTGTTCCAGGAGGTCGCGGCCTTTCTTCAACTGCGCATCAATGTGATTAGCAAGGTCTTGAATATGGATCATGCGTGGTGCCTTTTGGCTCTCTGCCGCCCGGAAGGTTGGAATGGGTATCTCGCCCATAGCCGCGCGCTTTTCTGCGGTTGCCGGTTTCAGCCCAAAATACTTTTCGCACACCTGGCTGAGTGGAACCGTAGCAGACCCATATTCGGCCATTAACAAAAACATTGTATTCATTTTTACCTCACACCACTTTCAGGCCACGATAGTGGCACCAAGTCTCATACATCCGCTTAAGCTCTTCTCTGCATTGTTAGCCGCGACTGTCGGGCGGTTAATGATGGCAATCCCTACGCTCATGCTGCACCGCCAAAAATGAAGTAATTCGCCGCCGAGAAAATCAAAAGAACAATAATCACTCTAATGATGCGATTGCGACCAAACAGCCGGAAGTAGTTTTCCCAGGTCATAAATGACATAACCGCAATAAAGGTCAGAAAGCCGAAAATTACAGCTGCTGAGATAATTAACAAATGCATCATGCTGCACCGCCTTCAACGCGCTTAAACGAAATTACCCAAACCCAACCGTTGGCCTTCCAGCTTTCCTCGCCGTAGATGGATTCCCACAAGCGCTGGAATGCAACCTTGGCCGTTGCGAAATCACCCTTCGGAGTCAGGAATGTTCCCGGGTAATCAGGAAGCAAACTTCCTGCAGGCGGAACACCTTCGGCAGTGGCATCCTCTTCGCTGATAGCGTTCAGCCGTTCAACCCGCACGTCGGTGATTTCCAGCAGAATGCGGCTGGCCCAGCGCGGCATGTGGATTGACGGGCGCCAGCAGCAATGCAGTTCATCATCTGCATCGTAAAACTCTGGCGCAGGCACTCCATCAGCCTTGTAAACGCAGAATTCGGGCTTCTCAAACGGAGTGGGGTCTTTGCTATAACTATCCATTAGGTCGTAGTCGAACAGTGGCCCCTGAAACGTCTCGCGCACCCAAATGCGGTCGCCTGGCTTGCCAAATGCGCTGTTCAGATAGTTCCCTGCCGACAGTTCCCCGGCCAGTTCATTGCCAGCCAGCTCGCACCCAAGGTTTTTATCATGTACAGGGAATTTCACTGGGCGCCGCGTCTGCGTCTTCCGGCCGTCGAGAATGGCCCGCACCATCTCAGCGTTAAAAATCATCCCGCGCTCAGTCATTCCAGGCCTCCAGTTCGTTCTCGATCTCTTCGTCGATTTCGTCGTTGGTAGCGTCTTCGTCCAGATAGTCCCGCGCTTCTTTCAGGTACTGTTCATGGCGCTCCCGGTACCAGGCCGAAAACTCTGGAGTCCAGCCGTTCGGCTCACCGTCATAGTCAACCTTGGCGTTACGTTCAGCCATGCTCTCGACCATGCTGTAGGCGGTGGTAAGCGCCGCTTCGCGGATATACCCACGAAGGTCACGCTTGCGCCAGTACGGATTGCGCTTTGAGTCGCAGAATGGTTTAAATTCAACTTCCCAGCGGCGGATGCAACGTGCGTTCAGTGATTTACTCATGCTGCCCACCATTCAATAAACATGCAGATACCAACGGTTACTACGGCAATCAGCACCCAGCAGATCACATCTAACAGGGCGGCGAACCGACGCAGGGTGTATTTGCTGTAATTCTCAGGTTCAAAATTCATTGCGCCTCCCCAAGTACCCAACGAAGTGCGCTTGCATACTCACCCTCGGCTGATTCCAGGGCTTTGATGATTTCTTTGCGGGTTTTCAGGCGCGGCTTTGCCTCGCCGAGGATCTGACGCTGACGCCGGGCTTTTTCATGGCCGGTTGTGCCAGCAGTTGCCGCTTCGATTTCAGAGACCTTCTCCCGCTGCTCTTCAGGTTTAAGCGATGCCAGCTGACGCGCCTGGGTAACGGTGACTGTGCCAGCCTCCACCGCTTCCCTGACGGCCTGAGTAGCATCGAGGAGGGAAAGCGTTGCTCGAACGGTCTGAACGCTGCAGCCAAACAACACCGCAATGTCGTCCTCATCGAGCCCACGGTCGAGCGCGTCTGACATTTTTTTAGCCCGGCCAAGCGGCGTATCGGGTCGGCGAATTTCGTTTTCGCTTACCATGTATTTAGCCATCTGATTTGCTGATCCACGCTTAACGACCCCAGGAACAAGCAGTGGGTCTTTGCCTTCTTTCAGACGGAGTTTATTTGCCTCCAGGGTATGTTTAACGCGCTGACGGCCAACAACTACGCAGGTGAGCCCTGTTTCAGGGTCTTTCCAGACAATAATCGGCTCCAGTACACCCAGCTCCGCAATGTTCAGAACCATCCCTTCGTCGATAGGAAGGTGGACCCGTTCATCGTAAAGCGGGTGAGTTTTATCGGTAACCAAATGCAGGCTTTCAGGTTCGAACGTTAAAACATTCGTTTTGCCGCTGGCGCCGTATACAACCTTTGAGTCTTTTGCCATCAGAGAGCCTCCACGTTACGGAAGCTGGTGGGGCAAATTGCTTTCAAGTCGCGCATTGCTTCGAGGACATGTAGATTTGTGCGCTTCTTGGTGTGTCGCTCGGTCAGACGATCACACTCTTTCGCCCAGGATTTGACCTCTGCGAGAAGGGCGTCACGTTCGGTGCGCGTCTGGCGCAGAGCTACATTCGAAACATCGAGGACGGTAGCCAGTTCCTTGATGATTGCTGCCTGTTCTGGTGGCATAGTTTTGGCTATTTCGTACGCCTGTTTAATCAGTTGATTTGCTGTCTTAGCCATCTTTTGTTCTCCATCTGACGCGCTGCAACGCGTAAATTTAGGGTGCAGCAACCCAACCCATGAGAATGGGTTAGATGCTTGGTTAATTTATCGCTTAGCTTCGCCGCCGAGAGCTTTGGTCAAATCAGAAATCAGAGTACTCATTTCACCTGTCATGAGAATGAAATCTGCATCGAACCGCTGTGCTACATCCTCACGATCGATATCATCATTTTGAGATACGAGCTCATCAGCGAATTTAATACGCTTAATGGATACGTCGTCACAAAGGGTAAAGCGAATACGATCCTGCCAATCGAGGAATAATTTAGTGACAACCTTTCCAGCTTCGATGTGGGTATGAATTTCGTCACTTACGAGGTCTTGTTTCTTGAAGCGTCCAATACCTCCGGCCTCCAAAACAGCTTTAATTTCTGCTTCATCACCCAGATTAAAACCATTAGGCGCGCTGCCTGAACGAACCCATTCAGTCATCGTTAGCTCGACAGGCTCTTCCATTGTCAAAGGAACGACGGGAAGAGATCCCAGGGTCTTGCGCAGGAGTGCCAGGGCATCTTCAGCACTGCGCGCACTGGAGGCATCGACTATGACCAGGTGATCGGTGGTATTCACCCAGATTCGCGTGATGATGTTCCGTGAGAAAGCCCTGGGGAGAAGGCTATGTAAAACCTCATCGCGTAGAGCATCCTTTTCAGTCTTTTTCAGACGTCGCGCCTGTTCTGATTCAAGCTTAGAAATTTTCTTGTTGAGCTCATCGGTAATGGTTGGGCGTGGGATAATTTTCTCTTCCCGGCGGATCACGAGCAGAAGCTGACCGCTAACAAAATGAAATAGCTGGTCAGAATACTGTCCAAGGGGAGATACCCAACCGGATTTAGCCATATCCTGACTCCCGCAAGGAGAGAAACGGAATGGTTCAAGCTTGTCTGCCAGATCCGCGATGGTGTGTTCTTCCACGATGGTAATATCGCGAGAGAGCCGGTAAATAAGAGCATTTTTGAAGAAGTTCATTTCGTTTCCTCGATCCGCCACTGCAATGGCATCAGGTTAGTTATCTCCACACAACAAAAAGAGCACTACAGCGTTCTGCCGTTCCATCCTGGCTTTTGGTACCGCAACGGCTGCGAGATGTTTTTTGCATGCCAGCGCTCTTTTGGTTGTGCCCTCGTCTCTTCCGAGGTGTCACACCTTTTCGCCGCGCTGGTGGGGCGCACGTCGTGCCTGAAACACTTAGCTTGCGCATGGCGCCGCCAAGATGACATAGTCCATCAGACTCACTTGATATTAGGTTTTGCCTAATGATATGTCAATAGGCTTAGCCTAATGTTTGTCGGCGGTCAAAAAAAATCCCGCATTAGCGGGATTTGTGTAAAATAAAGCTAGTGTTTTTATGATTATGGACGACGCTTTCTGAAATTCTCATCATTCTGTACATATTGTAAAGAATCAAGGATTAAACCTGAAATCCTTAATACATCCTCGGGATGTTCAATGAAAATACGATTGTTATCATGTTCAAGTCCGGCTCTTTTAATTTCATTACCTGTTATTTCATTGATATCAATTGGTAACTGTATGTTTGAGCGGTTCTTCTTGTCATAATAGCGAACCAGCCAGCGGTTTGTTTTTCCTTGGAAAAGAATAGAGTAATATGACTCTGTGTCTTTGGCTTGAAGTTCGTATGCAGGACCTATAATAGAACAGATTTTTTCAAATAAAATTCTTTCATTATAGGTTGTTACTATGTTGGGATTCTCTGCATCGACAATATCTGCGCGCTCATCAATTACATTATTTTCAGTTACATCAGCAGGGGATTCTAATTCAGGAATAGATGTTCTTGATGAAAGACCAGAAACAACCATTTCACTTACTGACCTCTCTACGGCCTGCCTAACCAATGGAGTTATTGTTTCTATAAACCTTTGATTCAATTGACGACCAATGTTTGCTCGTCCTGCAACATATCTAACAAATTCATGATCTACTTCCCGAAGGCTTGTACTCACAACTTTAACAAATGCAGAAATATATACACTCTCTTCTGCAAGTGTTCTTAAGGCCTCTGGTTTGAATTTGTCATGCCGGAATCTAAATAATTGCTCAGCATCAGAATCTTTAATGTCATCCATCATGATTCGTAAAAATGGCGTTGAATCCATTATGTTTTTCTCATTGAGATCCGTAAAAAAACGCCATTCAATGCCATTAGTAATTGCTGATATTGTCACCTCAGGAGTAGAATTAAAATACCTAGATAATTGAGGGCAATGGTTGTCCATTTTTTCTTTACAACCTTTGGCCTCAATAAACATAACGGGAACACCTTGGCAGAATAGAGCATAATCCACACGCTCACCCACTTTCACACCAGGGAAGTCCGCACCATATTCAGCTTTGACTTTTTGCGGATCATATGCGTTAAAGCCTAGGATGTCCAAGAAAGGAAGTATCAAAGCCTGCTTGGTTGTCTCTTCCGTTGTGCAGTGTTCTCTAACATTTTTAACATGTTCAATGTGATTTTTAAGACGTACTTTGAAGTTTTCCATGCATCCTCCATGCAAAGTGAAAACCTGCTGTTAAATCAAAGCAAGTCACAATCCCCGGATGGGCTTCATACAAGCCAATCCCCCACAGGGATTGAGTTATGCAAGTGAATCAATCTCAGAGCTTTTAACATGTATGGAGCTTAGAGATATTGTCCGTTAGACCATATAAGCTTAAGCTCTGGCTTTCGTTTGTTTTTTTCCATCTTCCTCCTGCTCTGCCCATCTCCTTATCTTCATCTCTAGTGAGTCTAAATATGCTTTAGCGTCGCTATCTACCCAGCCAGGTATACGCTGTCCTTGCTCTAAGAGGACAAAATCAATGATAGCCTTTTTCTCTCTCGAAGCCTTATTATAGAGTTCGTCAATAGAACCATTTTTAACTATGGGATCTGTTGCGGGCTCACATGTATCAGTTAGCGGGTATCCTTTTAGTCCCCAGTGCTCGGGGCCCACAACATCAGAAAAGTAGTTCCAAAGCTCTGGTAGCTTCTCTTTCGATATGGAGCCTTTATTGATCCAGTCATGGATTGATGGGGGTTTTATTTTGAAATGACGTGCGATTTCCGCCTTACTCTTGGCAGAACCTATTGAAAGCTTCTTGTCTATGGCCTGCTCGATCGCTCGGCCCAATTCTTTACCACTAAGCATTGCCTAATAATCCTCATAACCTTTAGCTTAGGCAATTCCTATTGATTGTTTATTAGGCTTAGCCTAATATCTGCTTGTGTGGAAATCATAGGAATCCGTTTATGAGAAGTAGCCTTGAAGCAATCAGTGAAGCCTGCCGCATTGTTGGGGGACAAGCCGCTTTGTCAAGGAATCTAGGCATCTCATCACCAACAGTGAATCAATGGACAACGGGCATTAGGCAAATACCTGCGGAACGATGCCCTGAGATTGAAAAAGCCACTGGTGGTGCTGTCACCTGCGAAGAGCTTCGTCCTGACATTGACTGGGCCTATTTAAGAGGTACAGCAATGCGAAAGCTTAATGTCACTGCATCAAATTTGTAACTACCACCCGAGTTTGAAAGGAGTAGGTATGAACCTCAAAGAAGTCGTGAAATCTATGTGCAAAGCATATCCAGGTGGGCGCGAAGCAATGGCTGGCGCACTGGGAATGACGGTGACGCAGTTCAACAACAACCTCTACGAGAAAAACGGCTGTCGTTTCTTCGAAGTCAGCGAGCTGGAAGCGATGGAAGACATTTCCAACACGTCGTTACTGGCTGGCTACTTCGCTCGCCGCCGTGGTGCGCTGCTGGTGGATGTTCCGCACCTTGAAGAGCTGGATCGCGTGGACTTGTTCAGCCGGGCAATGCGTACCTCTGCCGCCAGGGGACAGGTTGATCAGATTATCGAACAGGCACTTGAAGATGGCGTTATTGAAAGGCACGAGGCCGAAGAAATCATGGTGCATCACCGCCGCCATCTGGCAGCTCGCGAAGAAGAGATTGCCGCAATTATCACGTTATTTTCACGCAAAAAGAAGTGACGCCAGCGAGTTGCAGCTCCTGGCGTCGTGGCGTGTCGTTATCAGTGGAGATTACTAACGCATGAACAGTCTACCAACACAGTACCGCAGGTCGCAACTTGTGGCGCGGCCGGTTCCTGGTGGAGCAGGGCCGGTGCAGTTCGTGTATGGGGTAAGAGTACCCGGTGGGATAGAACCTGTCTGCTACCAGTTTGCTCAATGGGCGGTAGATGACTTTAGAAGTCAGGCGGAAAGCGTATGCGAGAACTTAACCGATGGTTCAGAGATCACTACGGCGTCCCGGTCAGGGTCATACGCTGGGAGCCCCAAACACAGCGCGTTATATACCTGCGTGAAGGGTACGAGCATGAATGCTTTAGCCCCCTCTAGCAGTTCAGACGTAAATTCAGAGAAATAAAGGACGATCATGAGCACTAAATTAACAGGATACGTCTGGGATGCTTGTGCATCTTCGGGGATGAAGCTATCCAGCGTGGCAATCATGGCGCGCCTGGCTGACTTCAGCAACGATGAGGGTGTTTGCTGGCCTTCTATTGCGACCATATCCCGTCAGATTGGCGCTGGTGAAAGTACTGTCAGAACGGCGATAGCTGCACTTGAGAAAGAGGGGTGGCTCACTCGCACACAGCGCCGCAACGGCAACCGTAATGCATCGAACGTCTACCAGCTCAACGTTTCCAAACTACAGAAAGCGGCATTTTCTCACCTGTCAGTTTCTGACACATCAAAATCTGACACGTCAAAATCTGATGCGTCAAAATCTGATGCGTCAAAAATTGACCCCTCAAAATTTGAGGCGTCGGAATCCATCAAAAAAACCAGTTTTGACCCGTCAGAATCTGGTGGGGATCCGTCAGTAAAATCAACTACTGATCCATCAGATATAAATCCTTCTTGTCCGGACGCTTCGCAACCGGACGAACAGGGCTCTGCTGATGAATTTCTGTCACGACATCCTGACGCGGTGGTGTACAGCGCGGCAAAGCGGCAGTGGGGCAGCCAGGACGATTTAACCTGCGCCGAGTTCATTTGGGGAAAAATTATCAGCATGTACGAACTGGCGGCTGAAAGTGATGGTGAGGTAGTTCGCCCTAAAGAACCAAACTGGACCGCATGGGCGAATGAGGTTCGCCTGATGGTGATGCAGGACGGGAGAACCCATAAGCAAATTTGCTCACTGTTCAAGCGCGCCAACAAAGATTCGTTCTGGTGTAAAAACGTACTCAGCCCGTCGAAGCTTCGGGAAAAATGGGATGAGCTGTCGTTAAAACTATCTGCTCCACTCAATAGCTCCCGCCAGGAGTCGTCCATTTCGCGAGCCAGCTTCGATGGGGTTGATTACTCATTGCCAGAAAACTCGGGGTTCCGCACATGAGCAAGCCATTTCTCAAATGGGCTGGTGGAAAGTATACCCAGCTGGCTGACCTGTTCGTGCATATCCCGGCAGGGAAACGCCTGATAGAGCCATTCGTTGGTGGTGGGTCGGTATTCCTGAACAGCGAAAAGCACGCAGATTACCTGCTGGCGGACGTTAACCCGGACCTGATTAATCTGTATCAGATGTTAGCGGTGGTGCCGGATGAAGTGGAATTAAAGGCCCGCTGGATGTTTGAGCACATGCGGTCACCAGATGGCTATGAGCTGATCCGTTCCGAGTTCAACGCTCAGACGCTGGATGCTACAGAACGCGCAGCTGCATTCCTGTATCTCAACCGGCATTGCTTCAATGGCCTGATGCGCTACAACCAGGCGAACAAGTTCAATGTGGGCTGGGGAGGCTACAAGGCTCCGTATTACCCGATGGATGAGATGAAAGCCTTCGCGGCTATGGCGCATAACTGCGTATTCATGACCGCTGACTATCGCCGGACAATCAGCCTGGCCGGGAAAGGGGATGTTGTTTACTGCGATCCGCCTTACGAACCGATGCCGGGAACAGCCGGATTCACCGCCTACGCCGCTGGTGGTTTTAACTGGGAGAACCAGGTAGACCTGGCGAAGCAATGTGTATCAGCCTGTCACCGTGGGGCTCGGGTAGTAATTTCTAACTCATCTGCACCGAAGGTTCTCGACCTGTACCGGGAGCATGGTTTTAACCTGCAATTCATCAACGCGCGCCGTTCGATCTCCTGCAAAAGCAGTACGCGGGAAGTTGCAAAAGACGTTGTAGCGATCCTTTAAGGGGGCTAAATGAAACTGACTTTACCATTTCCACCGAGCGTAAATAGTTACTGGCGCGCCCCTAGCAAGGGACCGCTGAAAGGCAGGCATCTGGTAAGCGAGACAGGGCGCAAATTCCAGCAGGCAGCGAGAGCGGCGATTATTGAGCAATTGCGGGCCGTTCCCCGGCCATCCTCTGATCTGGCCGAGGTTCACATAGTGTTGTATCCGCCGGATCAGCGCCGTCGGGATATCGATAACTACAACAAAGCACTGTTCGATGCCCTGACCCTAACCGGCGTCTGGGAGGATGACAGTCAGGTTAAGCGCATGCTGGTGGAGTGGGGGAACATCGTGAAGAAAGGGAAAGTAGAAATCACCATCCGACGTTTTCGTGCAGTTGCCTGACGTGGAGATGATATGAGAGCACTACTAACCCCTGAGATTGCCCCACGCATGGGCGTTGTTCTTCTTCGCCCAGGTGCTGATCTCATGCCGATGTTCAGGAGAGGGCGGGTACTGATTGAGCCTGCACCGGAAAAATACAGCGACTACGCAACTGGCGCTATCCCTCCCGCCACGCAGCCACTGGCAGAAGACCCGGTATTGAAGCCAGTCTTCGAAAACAAAGACGTCATTCTGCGCGCGGGTGGTATCAGCTCGCTGGAGGCCGAGCTGGAGCGTCGTTTTGAATGCCAGTATCCCCACGGTTCGTGGCACAGCGAAAATTTTACGCTGTTCCGGCATGAGCCTGGCAGCATCCGCCTTTGCTGGGCCTGCGATAACCTGGTGCGTGATCAGTACACAGAGACGCTGGCAGGCATTGCGCGTGAGAACCTGGTATCCTGGCTGATAACGGTCATCCGCTCACAGCTGGGGTTCAACGAAGACCATCAACTGACGATCCCAGAGTTGTGCTGGTGGCTGGTGATAAACAATCTGGCGCACGTAATCCCTGAATCGCTGGCCCGGAAAGCCCTGCGATTGCCGGAAATAAAGCATCAACCAGTGATGAAGGAGAGCGATATTGTGCCGGAGCCAGCGGCGAGCGAAGTGGTGCAGAAAAAGATTCTCGGTCTTCGCGTAGATCCTGAAACGCCGGAATCATTCATGCTGCGACCAAAGCGCCGCCGCTGGGTAAACGAGAACTGGACGCGCTGGGTTAAGTCTCAGCAGTGTGTCTGCTGTCACAAACAAGCAGATGATCCCCATCACCTGATAGGCCACGGACAAGGTGGAATGGGAACAAAAGCGCATGACCTGTTTGTGTTGCCGCTTTGCAGAGCGCATCACGACGAGTTGCACGCTGACACCGTGGCATTTGAGGAGAAGCACGGCTCACAGCTGGAGCTGCTGTTTCGATTTCTGGATCGTTCGCTGGCAATTGGCGTGCTGGCTTAATTCAGTGGAGATGAGTTAATGCGTGATATGTATGAAGTTTTAGACCGGTGGGGCGCATGGGCCGCAGCTGATAGTAGTGGCGTTGACTGGCAACCTATTGCAGCCGGGTTTAAAGGTCTGTTGCCACGAGGTAAAAAGTCGCGCCTGCAATGTGATGATGATGAGGGAATCTTAATTGATGGTTGTGTGGCGCGATTACGGAAGTATAAACCGGAGGAGTATGAGTTAATTATTGCTCATTTTGTTATTGGTATCTCATTAAGAAGCATCGCGAAGAAACGGAAGTGTTCTGATGGGACCATCAGGAAGGAATTGCAGACTGCGATGGGGTTTGTAGATGGTTGCATTTCGATGTTAGATTTTTAAATACTAAACTCCATGAAAGCCAGTTGAAAGATTGGCTTTCTAACGAGAAATGCTTTTTCCTAGGTCGCTTAATACTAACTCCAGCCCACTAATATTGCCCGGCAAGGGCCAGTGTGAAAGCAATTCACCAGAGTCTAACTGGCTTGCTAGCCAGTATACAAACAGTATGCATGGTTGAGTGAATAGAGGATTGTACTCAACTCTATTTATTATCCGTATCGGAATGTATTTTTTCTCACTGAGTAGCACGTGGATTTTATTTGGCAGATTGTCGTCAATGTGCTCTTTAAAGGTATCAATGACGGAGAAGTTAACATGTAAATCTTCATCAATGTATTGCTTGCCAATTTTTTCTGAGTAATAACCTGAAAGGAATTCTAAAAGCTTGTTTCTTTCCTTGCTATTATCGGCCAAAATTTCCATTGTTTTGCAAAAAAGATCATCTGTTGTCTCCATTAAGGCCATGCTACGAGCTATCTGTCTTTCAGCCGATTTAGGTACATCACCAGAAGGTTTGTAGATGCTGTCATGAACTAATTCAGCATAGGCGTGTTGAAGCAAGGTTCTAACTTGAACCTCACAACACATTTCCGGCGTTATACTCTCACCACGGTAGTCGAATTGAGTTATCGGTCTTACTTCGTAATGCCGAGATTGATAGTCAAAAATTTTGGGGTTAACATCAATTTCTGATAAATAGTCTTTAGAAACAGTCGCATGCCATTTATCGCAGTTCTCGATTATGTCACTGATAGTTCTGATTTCAACAGAGAGCAAGACTACAAAACGCACACCAATCAAATCAGTCATTTGCACAATTGGATTATCATAGCCTTTTCGGCTGACCTTTCCTAATGCTGAGGCGATAGTTTTTAGCCTTGGTTCTGAGCGGATCTTTAGAAAGAGTTTGGCCTTGTCATCCCCTAAGGAGTTGCGAAGTGCGTTGCAAATTTCTTCAGACACAAACTGCCCCCAAGCTGCGTAAGCATCCTGGTGTGCCTGTAAAAACTCGCGGAACTCATTGATATCCATTATTGTTGACTTTTAAGCCGCCCTTTTATTTTCAAAATCGTTGATTCATTATCATCCGATGGGATAATTTCTACAAGATTTTTTAATTGATCTGGTGGCACGGAAACCCATACATCATTAGAGAATACGAGCTTGCTTCTTATTTTTAACTTGGATTCAATATAGCCGTTGTCTTTAGTCACTGCCGCTGCAGGGAAGCTTTTGTTCTTCATAAATTCCAAATACTCACTCTGCATTTCTTCAGGGAGATTTGTTTCAGCGAAATCCGCAGTACTTAATGTGGTCTTTCTAGAGCGCATTTCGCTTCTTAAAGCCTCATGTAGCGCAAGCTTACTGCTTTCCTCTATTTGTGCAGTATTGATGAAGTCCCTGGTACTCTCAAAAAAATCCTGAGTAAGTTTTTTTGATGACTTGCTGATATCCATATCCAAGAATCGGGAGTAAAAATACCCAGCGGCGTTTTTTGTTTCAGTCGATGTCATTAAATGGTCGAACAAAAAAGCACGATAAGATGAGCTGTTATAATTACCATAGCTATCAGGAGGTAAAGCAATAGTTTGAACTATAAAGCCAATCTTATAAAAACGTTGCGCAGGCGTTAAAAGAAGTTCTGCAATAAACTCCATTGTCACCTGATCATCATTTTCCACAGTTCTAAAACCATTCTGAGTTTCAGCTTTTATTACCGCAAGGAATGGAAGTGAATCATTTCCAACACGGCCCGACAATACAGCTAATATCCCACCAGGAGCCGAACTATTGTATTGTGCCTCGCTAAGTTTACTTGCAAGCCGTTCGGTAACCTTGATGAAATGATCTGTATCATTAGAAAACGTTGAAGCCGACAAATTTAAAAAACAATCATCACCAACACCACCAATAGACATTTCAATTCCATGAGATTTACTTGCCAAAGCTTCAGTAATCCTCACCTGAAAAGCATCTAATGCATCTTGTTTGAATGCCATTAAAGACTTGCTGGTTTTTGGGGGAGTTAATGATTTATCAGCACTTTTAGGAAAAACCCTGTGTGCGATAATTCTCTCTATAAGAAGCCCCTCAAAGCTAAAGTCTACACTCGCCATCGCCTTATCCTTGCTTGTTAGCATGTTATTCATTGCAGCATACGAAATCTCTAACGCGTACGCAAAAACTATCGTAATCTGTTAGGAGTGGTCACTTCGACACACAGCCTAATCATCAAAACTTCGCTTCGGCGGGGTTTTTTCATTTTGGGTCCAGGCTAAAACCTTCAGATTACCCCTTAAATCAAAGAGCCTGTGGCCTGTTCCTATTCTCTATACACAGCACCCCGTTAACCCGGAGGTGGAGACTATGAAAATGCCTGACAAAATCTTTTCGGCGGCCTCGTACTGCACGTCAGGCGGCCTTATCTGTACAGGTCTGGCACAAACCTATGACTGGTTTCACGGACTGGACTGGAATTTCATTGCGCTGGCAAGCGGCGTAATAATTGGCGCCGCGACTTATTTCACCAATCTCTACTTCAAACGCCGCTGGACGAAGATGTACCAGCAGTCCCTCGATCGCGGTTATGGTGGCCCGCCACCGCAGGATGAATAGCTATGGCCAATCTGAAAACGAAACTCAGTGCGGCCATGCTGGCGCTAATCGCCGCTGGTGCTTCAGCGCCAGTGCTGTTTGATCAGTTCATCAGCGAGAAAGAAGGTAATGCGCTGGTGGCTGTTGTTGATCCTGGTGGTGTGTGGTCATTGTGCCACGGTGTAACGGTCATCAACGGCAAGCCCGTCATTAAGGGGCAAAGAGCAACTGAGGCGCAGTGTAAGCAGGTAAATGCAATCGAGCGGGACAAGGCGCTGGCGTGGGTAGACCGGAATATCAAGGTTCCTCTGACGGCACCGCAAAAAGTCGGTATCGCGTCATTCTGTCCCTACAACATCGGACCTGGTAAATGCTACCCCTCTACGTTCTACAAACGAATCAATGCCGGTGACCGCAAAGGCGCGTGTGAAGCGATCCGTTGGTGGATTAAAGACGGTGGCCGCGATTGCCGGCTGACCAAAGGCCAGAAGAATGGCTGTTACGGTCAGGTTGAGCGGCGTGACCAGGAAAGCGCATTGACGTGCTGGGGGTTGGACCAATGAGCCGCTTAACCGCCATTATCAGTGCGGTGGTTATCCTGCTGCTTTCCTGCATTTTCTCATGGCGTTCTGGCTGGAATTCTCACGCTGACCATATCAACGCCCTGGCGGCGAAGAAAAAAGAGAAGGCCGAAAAGGTTATCCAGCCTGTAGAGCAAAAGGCCGCTGCCGCCTCAGAAGAGGGCAAGGTCATCTACAAAACCATAACCCGCGACGTGGTGAAATATGTCCAGTCTCCGAATCGTACTGTGTGCAGGTTTGACGATGATGCTGTGCAGCTGCGCCAACGGGCCATCGACGCTGCCAACTCCATCCCCGGATTTGATGAACCCGCCGTGCAAAGCAAGTGACGCAGGGAAGGATACCGACGAAGACCTGCAGTCAGATGTCGAAACAGCTCAATGTCTGCGCCAACTGCGGTTAGATAAATACCGTTGGCAGGCCTACTACCGTGCAGTGAGTCAGTAGCGGGGCTACATTGCCGTTCCTGCATGGCGAGGTCGGCGTGATAAAAAACCCCGAAGAGGATATCCAAAAGTAAACGGGGCGCTGAATGAACAGCTAATGACTAAACAATACATCGTGTATCTAAATATGTTTAATCATTTCGCAACCCGGACCATATTGCGGAGGAGTACACCTGTGTTTTGGCGTAGGACTGCTATCGGCGCTGGGGAAGTGCAACCGGGATAAGGCCGATATCAGGCAAGCAGAGAAACAGCGAGCCTCGCAATAGCGGGGCTTTTTTATTGGAGGCCATATGCGCCTGACAGTTCTCGACGACGATCCGGGTGAACGCATCGAACCCGGTCGCGAGCGTATCACGGTATACCTTGATGGTGTTGAGGTGAAGCACGTCTTCTCGGCTGATAGCGATAAAGGCGAAGTGATTGCCGCTGTGCTTGATAGCCGAGGTTACCCCACTGCCGAAAACGGCGAGGTTAAGTGCGAGACCCTGTTCGGTCATGTGAGGATAGAGCGATGCCCGCGCTGATACCTCGTGCTTGCCGCAAGCGTGGATGCCCTGGTACCACCACTGACCGCTCAGGCTATTGCGAGAAGCATCGCAATGAGGGATGGCAGCAGCATCAGCAGGGCAAGAGCAGGCACGAGCGTGGCTATGGTAGCCAGTGGGATATCAGACGTGCGCGCATCCTAAAGCGTGACAATCATCTTTGTCAAAACTGCCTGCGCCGCAAGCTTGCTGTCCCCGCCACAACCGTTGACCACATCAAGGCTAAGGCTCATGGGGGTACCGATGACGATTCGAACCTCGAAAGCCTGTGCTGGCCCTGCCATCGAACGAAAACCGGGCGTGAACGCCTCAAATGATATCTATTATCATCTTGGCAGGGGCAGAGGGGGGCGGGGTCAAATCCCTGACGGCAAAGGCCAAAAGGACCGCCGCCTCAATCAATTTTTTATACCCGCGAAAAATGAAATTTAACCAGGAGTAACGCTTATGGCTGGAACGGCGGGGCGTTCCGGGCGTAGACCAAAGCCAACGGCGCGCAAGGAGCTGGCCGGAAACCCCGGCAAGCGAGCCCTGAATAAAGAAGAACCAGTATTCACCCCCATCAATGGCGTAGCACCTCCGGACTGGTTTGCAGAAGAGGAACTCCCGTTAGCATCCATCATGTGGGAGCTGACGACCAAAGAATTATGCGGACAGGGCTTGCTCTGCGTGACCGATCTTGCAGTACTGGAGCGCTGGTGCGTTGCCTATGAGTTCTGGCGCAGGGCGGTAAAAAATATAGCTGTTGATGGTTTATCCATCACTGGCGCAATGGGCGGGAAAATTAAAAACCCTGAACTTACGGCTAAAAAAGAACAGGAATCGGAAATGAGTTCTACCGGTTCAATGTTGGGGCTGGACCCCAGCAGCCGACAGCGCCTGGTCGGTCTGGCCGGGAAGAAAAAGAACGAAAACCCATTCCTGAAGATGATCACGCCATGAGCCGAAAAGCCTATCCAAACGTTAACGCTGCAAATCAGTACGCAAGGCATGTTGTCGCCGGAAAGATTCCGGCATGCCAGTATGTCATTGATGCCTGCCAGCGACATATCGACGATTTGTCAAAATCGCAGGGAAAGAAATTTCGATACTGCTTTGATAAAGACCTTGCTGAGCGTGCCGCACGGTTTATTCAACTTCTCCCGCACACCAAAGGTGAATGGGCATTTAAAAGGATGCCTATTACCCTTGAACCCTGGCAATTATTTATTATTTGCTGCGCTTTTGGATGGGTGCATAAAGGCAGCAGGCTGCGCCGATTCAGAGAGGTCTATACAGAAATCCCCAGGAAAAACGGGAAGTCAGCGATAAGCGCCGGTGTGGCGCTTTTTTGTTTCACCTGTGATGGTGAATTTGGTGCGGAGGTGTATTCCGGTGCAACCACTGAAAAGCAGGCATGGGAAGTATTTCGACCTGCGCGGCTGATGTGCAAACGCACGCCACTACTCGTTGAAGCCTTTGGAATAGAGGTTAACGCCAAGAACCTTAGCCGTCCTGAAGATGGCGCCAGATTTGAACCGCTGATCGGTAATCCTGGTGACGGGCAGTCACCGCATTGCGCTATTGTTGATGAATATCACGAGCACGAAAGCGATGCGCTGTATACCACAATGATCACCGGCATGGGGGCCCGCAGACAGCCGATTATGTGGGCTATAACCACTGCTGGTTATAACATTGAGGGGCCTTGCTACGATAAGCGTCGTGAAGTTATCGAAATGCTGAACGGAACCGTGCCGAATGATGAGCTTTTTGGCGTCATTTACACCGTTGATGAGGGTGATGACTGGACTGATCCCGCTGTTCTTCACAAAGCCAATCCCAATATGGGGGTGTCGGTTTACTCGGATTTCCTCTTAAGCCAGCAAAGTAGGGCCAAAAATAATCCCCGCATGGCCGGGATATTCAAAACGAAACACCTGAATATCTGGGTCGCCGCACGTGCTGCTTATTTCAACCTGTTAAGCTGGCGAAAATGTGAGGATGAGACGCTCACCATTGAGCAGTTTGAAGGACAGCCCTGCATTCTGTCTTTTGACCTTGCGCGCAAGCTGGATATGAACTCTAAGGTTCGGCTATTTACCCGTGAAATAGATGGGAAGCGGCATTATTACTGTATATCTCCGCGCTTCTATGTTCCGTATGACACCGTATACAGCAACGATGTTGACGATCACCGCACCGCTGAGCGTTACCGTAAATGGGTTGAAGCAGGATATATCACCGTGACTGATGGTGCGGAAATTGATTACCGAGTAATACTTGAAGATGCCAAGCGTGATAATCAGCAAACTCCGGTTGAACAAAGCCCAATTGACCCACACGGTGCAACAAACCTTTCTCATCAGCTTGCTGATGAACAGCTCAACCCTATAACCATTATCCAGAACTACACCAACATGTCTGACCCGATGAAAGAGCTTGAGGCCGCTGTAGAGTCCGGTCGATTTCATCATGACGGTAATCCGATAATGACCTGGTGTATTTCAAACGTGGTGGGTAAGCACCTGCCTGGAAATGATGATGTTGTTCGGCCAATTAAAGAGCAAAACGAAAATAAAATAGATGGGGCTGTTGCTCTGATTATGGCGATTGGACGGGCAATGTTATTTGAAAAGGAAGAAACCCTTTCAAATCATCTCGAAAGCTATGGCGTGCGCTCACTTTAAGAGGCAATTATGATCCTGATGATACTCGCGCCACTTGTTGGTGTGCTGGGGGCTATTCTGCTCTCATTCGGTGCCTGGGTTATTTACCCCCCTGCTGGCTACATTACTGGCGGTATTCTGTGCCTGCTCTGGTCATGGCTTGTATCCCGCTCCCTTTCCGGTAACTGGAAAATTGAATCCGGGGAGGGTGGCTAATGTTTTTCCCCGGAATGTTTACGAAAAGCACCGCATCGGTCACGACGCCAGCGGAACTGGCGGAAGCTGTAGGGATGACTTACGACACCTACACTGGAAAGCGCGTTAGCAGCCAGAAAGCGATGCGACTTACAGCAGTCTTTGGTTGCATAAGAGTTCTGGCTGAGTCTATGGGGATGCTTCCCTGCAACCTGTACAAAATCACTGGTAACAGCAAGCAAAAAGCGACCTCTGAAAGGCTGCATAAATTACTGACCATGAAGCCAAATGACTATATGACCCCCCAGGAGTTCTGGGAGCTGGTCATTGTGTGTCTTTGCCTGCGCGGTAATTTTTATGCCTACAAGGTCAAAGCGCTGGGTGAAGTGGTCGAGCTTTTACCCATTGATCCGGGCTGCGTTGACCCTAAGCTTAACAGTCAGTGGCAACCGGTATATCAGGTCACGTTCCCTGATGGTTCTACGGATGTGCTGGGTCAGGATGATATCTGGCACGTCAGGACGTTGACCTTTGACGGGCTGGTGGGCCTGAACCCAATCGCATACGCAAGGGAGGCCATTTCTTTGGGTATGGCGACAGAAGAACACGGCGCCCGATTGTTCGCAAATGGTGCGGTCACTTCTGGCGTTCTCCGTACTGAGCAAACGCTGACTGATGCAGCCTATGAACGGCTGAGAAAAGATTTTGAGGATCGCCACCTTGGGCTCAGCAATGCGCATCGTCCGATGATTCTTGAAATGGGCCTTGACTGGAAGTCGATGGGACTCAACGCCGAAGACAGCCAGTTTCTTGAGACCAGAAAATTTCAGCTGGAGGAAGTCTGCCGCCTGTACAGGGTGCCGATGCATATGGTGCAGAACACTGACCGCGCCACCTTCAACAATATTGAAAACCTTGGCATTGGCTTCATCAACTATTCACTCGTTCCGTACATGACCCGTATTGAGCAGCGAATCAACGTGGGGCTGGTGAAGGAATCGAAGCAGGGCACCTATTATGCCAAGTTTAATGCCGGTGCTTTGCTGCGTGGGGATATGAAATCGAGATTTGAATCGTATTCAACCGGTATTAACTGGGGTATTTACTCACCAAATGAATGCCGTGAACTGGAAGATATGAACCCACGCTCTGGCGGTGACGTTTATCTGACGCCGATGAATATGACGACCAAGCCGTCTGACAGCAATAAGAGCAAAACAACCGAGGAACAACATGATGCCGATGACTAAACAGCGGCTGGATATTCCGCTGAAGCTAAAGTCTGTCAGCGACAGCGGGGAATTTGAAGGCTATGGCTCTGTGTTTGGCGTTAAGGACAGTTACGACGATGTAGTTGTTCCCGGCGCTTTCAGTAAATCGCTTCAGTCATGGCGGGAGAAAAACGCGCTGCCAGCTATGCTCTGGCAGCATCAGATGGATGAACCTATCGGTGTTTATACCGAAATGAAAGAGGATGACGTCGGCTTATATGTCAAAGGCCGGTTACTCATTGATGATGATCCTCTTTCAAAGCGAGCGTATGCCCACATGAAGGCCGGTTCTTTAACCGGCCTTTCTATTGGTTACATGCTCAAAGACTGGGAATACGACCGTGAGAAAGGCGTGTTTCTCCTAAAGGAAATCGACCTTTGGGAGGTCAGTCCCGTAACGTTTCCGTCGAATGACGAGGCGCGGGTCAGCGATGTTAAAAGCGCGTTTGCCCGTGGCGAAACACCATCCCAGAAAAGTATTGAACGGGTCCTGCGCGATGTTGGGCTCTCCCGCACCCAGGCCAAAGCATTCATGGCCGGGGGCTATGGCAACCTCTCTCAGCGTGACGCTGATGGTGTGGATGCCGCACTGGATGCACTGAAAAACATCAAATTTTAATCAGGAGTTGAATTATGGCAGTCGAAATTAAAGACGTTGAGCAGGTCGCGCAGGATTTGCAGCAAAAATTCGATGATTTTAAAGCGAAAAATGATAAGCGCATTGAAGCTATCGAAGCTGAAAAAGGCAAGCTGGCCGGAGAAGTTGAAACACTTAACGGCAAGCTGACCGAGCTGGATCAGCTTAAAACCGCGCTGGAGGATGAGCTTAAACAGGTTAAACGTCCAGCTGGTGGCACTCAAAGCAAGGCCGCAACCGAGCACAAAACCGCTTTCATCGACTTTATGCGCAAGGGTAAGGATGACGGATTGCGTGATCTGGAGCGTAAAGCCCTGCAGGTTGGCGTGGATGAAGACGGCGGATATGCTGTCCCGGAAGAGCTGGACCGCACCATTCTTAATCTTCTGAAAGATGAAGTAGTGATGCGCCAGGAGGCCACAACTATCACTGTTGGCGGTGCCAACTATAAAAAGCTGGTTAACCTTGGCGGCACCGCTTCCGGCTGGGTCGGTGAAACCGATCCCCGTCCGGCTACTGATGCGTCTAAACTCGGTCAGATTGAACCGTTCATGGGTGAAATCTACGGAAACCCTCAGGCAACCCAAACGATGCTGGATGATGCCTTCTTCAATGTAGAGGACTGGATCAACAGCGAACTGGCGGTTGAGTTCTCCGAACAGGAAGAAATCGCTTTTACCAGCGGTAACGGTACGAAAAAACCGAAAGGCTTCCTGGCCTACGCCTCCACTCTGGAGGACGATAAAACCCGTGCCTTTGGCACGCTGCAGCACATTCTTTCCGGTGCGGCGGCGGGTGTGACTGCCGATGCGATTATCAAACTGGTCTACACCCTGCGCAAGGTTCATCGCAACGGTGCTAAATTCATGATGAACAACAACAGCCTGTTTGCCGTTCGCATTCTGAAGGACTCCGAGGGTAACTATCTCTGGCGTCCGGGCCTTGAGCTGGGCCAACCCTCTTCTCTGGCAGGTTATGGTGTTGCTGAGAATGAGCAAATGCCGGATATCGCAGCAGATGCGAAAGCCATTGCGTTCGGTAACTTTAAACGTGGCTATACCATCGTTGATCGTATTGGTACCCGCATCCTCCGCGATCCGTACACCAACAAACCATTTGTTGGTTTCTACACCACCAAACGTACCGGCGGAATGCTTGCCGATTCTCAGGCCATCAAACTGCTGCAGATCGGTGCTGGCGCATAATCTGATGGGGCTTCGGCCCCATTCTTATGGAGGTCATTATGCTGCTGAAAAAAGACCTGAAATGGTCACCTGATGGCATTCAGATCATAAACATTCCCGCCGGTGAATATGAGGCTGGATCACTTCCTGAGCGCGCTCTTGAGGTTGCTGCTCAAATGGGGATTCTTGACGGCACTGAACAACCGGAAACTGAAACAACTGTTAAGCCTAAAGTCGGTAATAAGCGGGGTGAAGGCAAATGAAGCCCTCTGTAAATGAGCTTCGTTACCAGTGCCGTATCGACAGCGATGACGATACAGAGGATGTGATGTTAACTCTCTACCTCAATGCCTCCTTGAAGCACGCTGAAAAAATCACAAATTGCCGTCTTTATGATAACGCTGTTCCAGACGACGACCCTGACGGGTTGGTAATCGAGGACGATATCAAACTGGCCCTGATGCTGTTGGTTTCGCACTGGTATGAAAACCGGGAGCCTGTTAGTAGCGACAGCGTTAATACTATTCCGTTCGGCGTTAAATCAATTCTGGAACAGCATCGAAAAATTCCTGGGACGTAGGGGGACTTATGCAGGCAGGGCGATTACGGCACCGGGTCACCATTCAAAACTTCACAACCTCCAGAACGCCTTCAGGTCAGCCGGTTGAAAAATGGGAAGATGGGAAAACCATCTGGGCCGAGGTTAAGGGTATAAGCGGTCGTGAACTTTTAGCCGCTGGCGCTGAGCGTGCCGATGCCACCATTCGAGTCTGGGTGCGTTTTCGTACAGATATCTCAGCTTCTTCCCGCCTGAAGGTACGCACCGGCCCGTTTAAAGGTGCCGTTCTTAACGTTACCGGCCCTCCGGTTCCGGATATCAAAGGTACCCGGCTGGAAATTCTCTGCAAACAGGGGACCGAAAAATTATTGATGTGAATCTGGATTTTTCCGGGTTGCAGGATATTGCCCGCGATCTGCAAACGCTCAGCAAGGCCGAAAATAATAAAGTTCTCCGGGAGTCGACCCGTGCTGGTGCCGAATTGCTCCGCGAGGAGGTGATTGATCGCGCTCCTGAGAAATCCGGAAAACTGAAGAAAAACGTTGTTGTCGTCACCCAGAAAAGTCGCCGTCGCGGTGAAATTTCATCTGGGGTGCATATTCGTGGCGTTAACCCGCGAACGGGGAACAGCGACAACACCATGAAGGCCAGCAACAAGCGGAATGCGTTTTACTGGCGCTTCGTGGAGTTGGGAACATCTACTGCGCCAGCACATCCGTTTGTTCGCCCTGCTTTTGATACCCGCATGGAAGAAGCTACGCAGGTGGCGATGCAGCGGATGAATCAGGCTATCGATGAGGTGTTATCAAAATGACAGAGGATGATCTCTATGACCTGCTGTCGTCGCTGGCTGACGGGCGGGTTTATCCGTATGTGGTGCCGCTAGGCAGCGACGGACTTCCTGCAGTTTCCACTCCCTATGTCATTTTCTCGATACCGACTGATGTTGCCGGGGATGTTTTCTGCGGCCAGGCAGAGTCGACACTGCGCATTCAGGTTGATGTATGGGCTGAAACGAATGACGAAGCCAGAGCGTTACGCCTGGACGCCCTGGCTCGCCTGCAGGTTCTTTCACCTGTCGAGGTGACAAAAATTCCTGGCTACGACACGACAACCCATCTTCATCGGGCAACTCTCGAAATAACGGTTATTGCCTGACAAAAACCAATCCAATCCGACCGCCGCTGGCGGTTTTTTCATTTATGGAGGCTGCGATGTCAGCACTATTTGAACGTGCCCAAAAAACGGTAGTAATGATTACCTCTGTGCCGGTCACTGCGGCAGAGCTGGATACGGCAACCTGGTTGAACCTGAGTTGCACTATCAAACAGGCCAGCTTTACCGCTGGTCAGAAAAACGATATTGACGTGACAGTGCTGTGTTCGGATGAAACGGAAAATATCAACGGCCTTCCTGCTCCGTCTGAAATGTCACTTTCCGGTAACTTCTACCGCAACCCGGCGCAGGATGCACTTCGTGCAGCATACGATAACGACGGGGTTTATGGATTTAAGGTTATTTTCCCGTCTGGTAATGGATTCCTGATGCGAGCTGAGGTACGTCAGCACACCTGGGATTCTCAAACCAACGGTGTTGTTGCTGCAACGTTCTCGCTGCGTCTGAAAGGCAAACCGACCAATATTAACGCCCCAGGAGTCCTGTCTTTTGCTACTGACCTTCCGGCGTCCCAAACGGTCGCGGCAGGAAGCGCCCTGACCATGGGCGTGGTCGTCCAGGGCGGTACGGCACCTTATACCTACGCCTGGAAAAAGGGCACCTCGACGGTCAGTGGCCAGACCAGCGCAACGTTTACGAAAGCCAGCGCTGTATCCGGTGATGCCGGGGTTTATTCCTGCGTGGTTACTGATGCCGATGGCACTGTGATCACTTCTTCTGATTGCACTGTCACCATCAATTAACGGAGCGCCGGGAGACCGGCGATAAAATTAATGTCAAAACCGAGTCTTAAAGCACTGGCACTGGCACCGATGGCGGGCTTTCGTAAAAAAGAAGTCTCCGTTCCGGAGTGGGATAACGCCAAAGTCATCATTCGTGAGCCATCAGCAGAAGCCTGGATTCGCTGGCAGGGCATTGCCAGCCCGGAACCACCCAAACTACCGGAAGGGCAGGAGCCCCAGGAGGCACCAGAACTGACCCCTTCAGAACGAGCCTTCCGCACGATGCGGGCCGATGTCACACTCTTCATTGATATTTTGCTTGATACCGACCTGCAACCCGTCTTTACAGTCGATGATACTAAAGACTTGGAATCAATGTATGGCCCTGTGCATTCCCGGCTGTTGAAGCAGGCACTTGATCTCATTCGTGACGCGGATGATGCTAAAGCAAAGTAAAAATGCCTGGCATGCAGTTCCTGATGGCGCTGGCGCTCCGGATGGGACGCACGCTGGGCGAACTGCGACAAACCATGACAGTCGGCGAATTCCGGATGTGGGCTGAATACGACCGTATCAGCCCAATCGGCGATATTCGCGGCGATATTCTCAATGCTCAGCTGGTATCTGCAGTTTACGGAGCGCAGGGCGGTAAAGTCACTATTGAAGATGCTCAGCTTCAGTGGAGCACAGAAGAGGTTGAGGTAAACGACGGCGGCGATCCCTTTGCAGGCTTGGAGGCCGCTTTGCTCGCAGCATCAGCTTGAACAAACAATGATAGCTGAAGTTTTACTTATCCAATGGTAGGATTTTAGTTCTTTTCTACCTATTGGGATAAAAAATGAAAAAAATATTGGGCGTTTTATCTTTAGTAGTTTTTGCTATAGCATTTATTATTGCGTTAAGGCAACCAATATCAATTGTGTTTCTTTTTGCTGTTTTGGTTATTCCTTTAAAATATATAGATAAGATTGGCGGGGAAATTGCTTCTCTTTTGATAATTCTCGGTTCTGTTTTTGTCTTGTTTTTTGTTAACTCAATGGTCCCTTTGTGGGGGGAGAAGTATGAGAACCATGAGGAGCTAATGAGAATTAGCGAGAACGATAGGCAGAAAAGATACAACAACATGAATGTTATATCAGCAAGCAACCCTAGTGTTAAGGCTGAATTAAAAGACCCCGAATCTGCAACCTTCAAAAACCAGATCATTGGTCGTGACGGATATGTATGCGGACAAGTAAATGCTAAAAACAGCTTTGGTGCATATGCTGGGTTTAAAAGGTATGTAAGTAAAAGTGGAATAACCATTATTGATGATGGTGGAACTGAATTTTCTAAACTATGGGGCGAGATTTGTAGTTGATACATTCTTGCTAATTAAAGAAAACCGCTTAGGCGGTTATTTTTATACCTGTGAGGATACAAATGGCAACCCTACGTGAGCTTATCATAAAGGTTTCAGCAAACTCTCAATCATTCCAGACTGAGATCGCCCGAGCTTCACGCATGGGGCAAGACTATTATAAAACCATGCAGAATGGTGGGCGCCAGGCTGCTGCCGCTGCGAAAGAAAGCCAAAAAGCTCTTTCCGATTTAACGGATGGATTTGCTTCAGCGGGTCGGGCTGCCACAGCTGCAGCTGCGGCATTTGCAACAGGAAAACTGGTTCAGATTGCAGACCAATGGAACTCAGTAAATGCACGGCTTAAACAAGCCTCAGTGTCTACGAATGATTTTACTTTATCTCAGACCCGATTAATGGCGATCAGTCAGAGTACGGGCACTGCTTTTACTGATAACGCTAATTTATTTTCACGCGCCGCAGCATCAATGCGTGAATTTGGCTACAGCTCAGATGAAGTACTCAAAATAACCGAAGCGGTATCAACAGGATTAAAGCTATCTGGTGCAAGTACAGAAGAAGCCGGTTCTGTTATTACCCAGTTTAGCCAGGCGCTTGCTCAGGGTGTTTTGCGTGGCGAAGAGTTTAACGCGGTTAACGAAGCTGGGGATCGTGTCATCCGTGCCCTGGCTGCTGGTATGGGGGTTGCCCGAAAAGATCTTAAAGCGATGGCTGACCAGGGGCAACTCACAATTGATAAAGTCGTACCAGCATTAATCAGCCAGTTAGGTGTGTTACAGGGGGAGTTTGCCTCGTTACCGCCGACAGTGTCCGGCTCAATGCAAAAAGTCACTAACTCGTTTATGGCATGGGTCGGTGGGGTAAACCAGGCGACTGGTGCAACAGACGCACTTTCTGGCGGTCTTGATGGGCTGGCAGGTACGCTGGATTCTCTTACATCTTCTGCTGTCAGCGGGGCCCTCAGTGACGTAGCAGATAATATGTCACTGATTACCACTGCTGCTGGTGGTCTGATTGGGATCGGATTAGCACGGTATCTTGGCGGGATTGTTACCAGCGCAAGTAGCGCTACTGGCGCACTTATTTCAGCTGCAAAATCTGAGGTAGCTCTTGCAGTCGCTCAGGAAAAAGCCGCGCAATCTTCTGTTGCCGCTTCCCGCGCCGCCGTTTACCGCGCCCAGCAAGCCCTTCAGAGTGCTAAAAGTGCAGATGTTCAGGCTGCACAACAGGAGAGGGTTGCGGCCGCAGAAGCTAAGGTTACTGCTGCGCAAGTTCGATTGACCACAGCTCTCTCCACCGGAACAGCTACAGAAAAAGTACGAGCACGAACAGCTCTGGAGCGGGCTCAGGCGGGGCTTGTAGCTGCAAAAAATGCCGATGCACAGGCAATTGCTGAAAGAAAACTTGCCGCAGCGCAGGCGGCGCTTAGCCGTAATATTTTAGGCAGGATTTCTGCTCAAAATAACCTTAACAGCGTTACCTCTGTTGGCACCCGGTTGATGAGTGGGGCTCTTGGGCTGGTCGGTGGTATACCCGGGTTAGTTATGTTGGGTGCTGGTGCATGGTACGCTATGTATCAAAGCCAGGAACAAGCAAGAAAGTCAGCTCAGGAGTATGCCAGCCAAATAGATCAAATCAGAGAAAAAACCTCTTCAATGACTCTACCTGAGGTAGATAGTAATCGTAAATTAACGGTTGAAGCGATGCAGGAGCAAAAGCGCTTAATCGAAGAACAAGAGCGGAGCGTAAAAAGCCTTAATAGACAAATAAATGATTTAAATGAAAGTAGAAGCAAGCCAGGTATTACTCAAGAAAATGATTTGAATATTACAAAGGCTATCGCAATTCTTACCGAACAGGTTGTCGTAGAAGAAGACAAACTACGGCAGATGCGAGAAAAGGCAAATGATATACTAAAGGCACAGGAGGAACAAGAAAGAAGAAGAAACGATCTTATAAAAGAAAGAGCATGGCGGCAAAATTCTGAATACCAGAACCTTGTAATGATGACTGGTAAGTATTCCGAAGTTAACCGTTTACTTGGATTGGGTAATCAGCTTTTAATGGAAAGGCAAGGGCTGGTTAACGTGCCAATGCGAATGCCTCAGGCTGATTTAACATCACAGCAAGCCAATGCTCTGGAAAAAAGCCGTCAGGACCTTGAACTATCGAAGCTTAAAGGAGAAGCAAGGGAAAGAGCCCGGTTAGGTTATGCCGCTGACGAATTAGGGCTCAAGGATGAACCTCAGTTTAAAACTAACCGCGATCTGTATATTAATCAGGGGTTGGAGAAATGGCGAAATGATGAATCCAATAAACCCACCCGGAAAGCGCCAAAAAGCGAAGAGGTTAAAGCGGCTGAAAAGACAGAAGACGTTTACAAGCGCCTTATTAAACAGCAGCAGGAACAAATTGCCCTGGGAAGCCAGAATACCGAACTGGCTAAAATGAAATATCAGGTGACGCAGGGGGAGTTAGCCTCTCTTGAGCAAGCTAAAAAAGAAACTCTTCTGCATAATGCTGCGCTTATCGATCAGAAAAACATTGCTGAACAGTTGCAAACGTTCCGTGAGGGGCTGGCTGACAGTAATGCCGCTGCGCGTGACCGGGGGAATATAGATTTTCTTGGCGCCGGGATGGGAGATAAAGCCCGCGATCGCATGAAGGAAATGGCGGATATTCGCACTGACTTCCGTAAGCAGCAGGATGAGCTTCAGCGTGACTTTAACAAGAAGCAAATTTCTGAAGACCAGTACAAACAGCAAACGGAAGCGCTGCAGGCGGCGCTTGCTGAACGGTTAGCGATTCAGGAGGACTACTACAAAAAGACGGATGAACAGCAGTCAGACTGGCGCGCGGGGATCAGCGATTCCCTGATGAACTATGCCGATCAGGCTTCAGATCTGAGTTCAATGGCTGCCACTGCAACCAGCGAGATTCTGGATGCCACCACTAACTCTATCTCCAACAACCTGACAAACGTCCTGACAGGCGCTGCTTCTTTTAAAGATGGGATGTCGAATATCTTCAGCTCTCTGGGTGAAACGGTGATTAAGACGCTGATCCAGATGGCAACACAGGCGTTAATCACCAAAGCAATTATGGCGTCATTTGGCGGCGGAGCGGGTGGGTTGTTCGGTAGTCTTTTTGGCGGTGCCAGCGGTGCGGCAAGTAGTGGTACCGCTATTCAAAGCGCGGGAGCTAATTTTTCATTTAACGCTCTCGGAGGCGTTTACGATTCTCCGTCACTTTCTGCCTACAGCAATGGTGTTTACAGCACTCCCCAATATTTTGCGTTTGCGAAAGGGGCAGGTGTATTCGGCGAGGCCGGGCCGGAAGCCATCATGCCCCTTACCCGTGGCGCTGATGGTTCGCTGGGGGTCAGAGCTGTTGGGCGGGAATCACCGGCGGTACAGAACGCTGCGAAGCAGATCCAGGCACAGCCACGAATTGCTGTCAGCGTAGATGCCAGAAGTACGTTCACCGGTAAACCGGATGACATAACGATGCAGGCAATTGAGCGAAGGAATGACGCTCTGGAACAGCGGATAGTTAACACCTTAACCGCCGAAGTAAATAACCCCCAGAAGAAATTCGGTCGGGCTATTTATTCAAATCTCCAATCCAAAAAACCAAGATAGACCTGCCCGGAGGGAATATTCATGGCAGATATTTTCTACCCGGACGAATACCTGCCCATGCCGCTTATGGACGGGTACGGGTTTAAGACCATATCACCTTTGCTGCGAACGGAGATGACGTCCGGTCGCGCTCAACAACGAAGGCGATATACCTCAACACCCACCCAGGCATCGGTTAAATGGATTTTTAAAACTGATGCTCTGGCGCAGGTGTTTGAGGCGTTTTTCAGGGATGCGCTTAAAGATGGCCAGTCCTGGTTCTATCTGAAACTCCAGACTCCCATCGGGGTAAAGCCCTATAAAGCCAGGTTCGTGGATATTTACGAAGGGCCGACGCTGGTCGCGCCAAAATACTGGCAGTACAGCGCAACGCTGGAATTATGGGAGCGCCCGTTACCGCCTTCCGGCTGGGGAAATTATCCGGAATGGCTGGCGGGCCAGTCGTTACTGGATATTGCGCTAAACAGAGAGTGGCCGAAGCATGACAATTCTTGAGCGACTATATGCCAGCAGCGGATCGGAGGTCATTCACGACACGCTGCAGATATCGGCAGGCGATGATAACTACTGGCTAACCAGTGGCTGGGATGACGTTTCCGTGATGCTGGAAAATGGTCAGCCGGCGACGTTTGAAGCCAGCGCGATAGATATCGCCTTACCAGCCAGGAACGCCGACGGGACACAGGATTTAAAGTTTGCTATCAGCAATATTGACGGAAGGGTTTCTGAGGCGATCGATAAAATTCTGGATGAAATGAAATCAGCCACGCTGACATTCCGGCGGTACATTTCATCCGATCTGTCTGCTCCGGCATCATCACCGTATACGCTCGATATCAAATCCGGCTCCTGGACCCCGACAGCAGTTCAGGTCACGGCAGGCTATATGAATGTCCTCAAAACAGCCTGGCCCCGTAAACGTTACAACCTCGCCGAGCATCCGGGCTTACGTTACTAATCTGAGGCAAATATGTTGAACCCTGATAAATACCGTTCTGTTAAATGGCAGAAGGGCGGTAGAGCCTACCCGCTACTCGACTGCTTCGGCATTGTGAATGAAATACGCAGCGACCTGGGGCTACCTGAATGGCCGGATTTTGCAGGTGTGACCAAAGACGGCGGGGGCCTCGACCGGGAAGCGAGAAAGCTGATGCTTTCGCTGAAACGTTGTGAACCCTGTGAAGGTGCCGGAGTGGCTTGCTATTCGGGCTCAACAGTTTCCCATGTCGGGATCGTTGTAATGCTCGATAACCAGCTGCAGGTCGCGGAATGCAATCCAGGCTCGGGGGTTACGTTTCTGCCACTGTCGCGATTTATCCGCCGCTTTAACCGCGTGGAGTTCTGGCAATGACGATAAAGTTTTACCCGTCCCGGCTTCCGGGTGAACCCCTTGAAACGCACGAGCATGGTGTGCTGACGCTGCATGAGTGGATGAGCAGAAATGTCCCGAGCTATTCACAGGATAAAACTCATCCTGTCGTGATCGAGCTGAACGGCCAGGCAGTCCCCCCGGCGGAATGGCCGTTATGTTTGTTGCGGCCAGACAGCGACGTGCGGATATATCCCATTCCGTATGGCACGGGTCTTGAAATTGCCGCGTGGGTTTCGGTGGCCGTATCCATTGCGTCTACGGCCTATGCATTATTCTTTGCACCTAAACCAGAGCTGGGCGGCTTTTCATCCAGTAACGCTTCATCGCTGGATCTGAATCCGGCTAAAGCCAACACAGCGAAGCTTGGCGATCCCGTTAGGGAGGCTTTCGGGCGAAACCGGATCTACCCGGATTACCTGGTACAGCCGGTAACGCGATTCGACCCCGCTGATCCAACCAGAATGACGGTCGAAATGTTTGTCTGCCTTGGATATGGGCGTTTCTCCTATACCGGTGGGGATTTTCGGGTAGGAGAAACTCCGGCGCTGACCTTAGGCGAGGGCTTTTCATATAAAAGCTATGGGCCTGGCGATAATGTGGCCGGGGATCGTCGCAGTGAGATATGGTTCAACTCAACGGAAGTTGGGGGAACGTCGAGCGGCAGCGGCCTCGATATGGCTCAGACTGCCCCTGAAGCCAGTGATATTGTTGCTGATGCCATGACCGTCAGCGGTGCCTCTGTCTCGTTTTCTGGCCTCGATGTCGATGATGATAATGATGAAGACGAGGATGAGAACAAACTTCCTCCTGGCTGGATCGCCGGTGCAATTGTCACCATGAAAGCGCCAGTGAATTATCAGGTATCCATCGAGGGCGGTTTTAACGTGCTGACAGGCGACGTCGTGTCAGAGATTGCGCCATTCAGCGGAATGCCTGTCACCCTAACGTTTAACGGTACTGACTATGATCTGCAGATCTCCACGTATATCCGTCACCAGGACGCCGTTCCGGGAACAGGGGGAGCGACTGCGGTATTACGCGCCAGTGCGTCGCCGTCAACGTATGACTTTACGACAACCAGCCAGACCTTTGCTCTGACCTGGCAGGGTATCACCTATACCATATCTCTGGTCGCCAACTACGGCACAATGTCTGGCTTGCTCGCAGCGATTAACGGCGGGTTGAATGGTTCGGGGCTCATTGCTCAGGATGATGGCGGCGTGATACGTATCGTGGAGATCTCCAGCCCCTGGCGTGGCGGTTCCATTACGTCATCATTCCTGCCTGCGTCAGTATTTGGCGACAGCCCGGTATTTACAGCTGGTACAGCATCCAGCGGCGGAAGCCCTGCGGTAACAGCCAGCGTGACGCTGGCATACGATTCTGGCACTGCCTTTTCCGGATTGCCGGAAGGCACCCAGCGGATTTCTCTGGCGCACCGTGGCAACGAATACCAGATAGCGTCAACTGATGGCCCCTCTGCGACCGTACAGCGTATGGTTAACGGTGTCGTTGACAGCACCTGGTCAGGCTTTATGACCAGAACCGTCGTGGATTTTGCCGCGTCTGGTATTAACGATAATGAAACCTGGCTCGGCCCCTTTCTGGCTTGCCCGCAAAATGAAGTTGTGGACGCCTTCGAGGTCAACTTTGCTTTCCCAAACGGAATTTGCGGGTTCCAGAACAACGGGAATAAGCGGGTCCGCCATGTCGAGTATGAAATCCAGTATCGCGTTTATGGTTCCGGATCAGGGTGGACGAGTAAGCCAGGGGTTTACGCGCTTAAAAACGTTAATGGCCTCGGTTTTACAGAGCGTTTTGATCTGTCCTCTCCCGGGCTGGTGGAGGTTAGATGCCGCCGCCGTAACGAGCAGGGGAGCAACAACGCGAGAGACAACATGTTCTGGCAGGCGCTCAGAGGTCGTTTACTTTCCCGTCCAACCTCCTACGCAGGGATATCAACAATAGGGATCACGGTTGAAACCGGCGGCCAGCTGGCGGCGCAGTCAGACAAGCGTGTGAGTGTTGTCGCCACGCGAAACTATGATGGCGGTGGTGACAGGACAATCAGCGGTGCGTTCCTGCATCTTGCCCGCAGTCTGGGATATCGCGACGACCAGATCGACATTGCGGCACTCAGTACGCTGGAGGAGACCTACTGGACGCCAAGGGGAGAATATTTTGATCACCAGGCAAGCAGTGACAGCACGTCAGCAAAGGATATTTTCGACAAAATTGCAGAGGCTGGCATGGGGTATTTTCTGCTGTCTGACGGGTTGCTTTCTGTCGGAAGAGAGGGCGTCAAAAGCTGGACAGGGATCATTACTCCTCAGGATACCGTCGAGGAAATGCAGACGTCATTCAGGGTCCCGTCGGAGGATGATTTTGATGGCGTGGATGTGAAATATATCAACCCTGTGACCTGGGCGGAGGAAACCGTACAGTGCCGGACGCCGGAAAATCCTTTTCCGCGCAAAACGGAGGCATACACCATTGATGTTGCCATGACTGCAGATCGCGCCTGGCGTATCGGGATGCGTCGGTTAATGAAATATCTCCACCAACGCCGAACGTATACGGCTACGACTTCAATGCTGGGATGGTGTCATGACTTCGGTGATCACATCATTTTGTCCGACGACATTCCAACCGGGAAAACCCAAAGTTGCTTGATTGACGCGATGATTTACGACTTCCAGGAAATTTCGCTGCACGTCACGGAGCCACTGGACTGGAGCTACGCGAATCCTCGCTGCTGGATACAGTTTCAGGACGGTCGACCATCATCGCGAATGCTCACGCCGCAACGGGTAGATGATTTCACGCTGACGGTGCCGTACAACGACGACCTGCATCCCGGCGACTGGATTATGGACGACCCAGATATTGATCTGCCGAAGTTATTGTTCTGCGACAGTGAAAAGGGTGCGCGGCATGGGATAGTCCAGGAGGTTGCCCCATCGGGTGACAGCAACTGTCAGATTACTGCACCTGAATATAAAGAAATTTTCTACCAGTACGACGACGCCACATACCCCGGCGACGTCGCCTAAAACCACAAATTCCCCTAATTAACTCTTTTCGCTCAAACCCGTTTGAGCGAACGCCTTTTTTGGAGCAAAAACATGGCCGAACTTAACCCGCCTTTGGGAACGACGACGCCTGAAATATTCCTGGATAACGTCAAGCGCGCTGACGAACTGGTTAACGGTCCGGCCGGAACGGTTGACGACCGCGGCGGTGAACCGCTCGATACCTGGCGCCAGATGATGGCGAAAAACGATGAGGTCAGACAGAACCTTATCCCGCTCAGTAAGCAGTACGCGACGCTGGCGGCGGCGCAGGCGGACATCGCGAATATTCCAGAAAGCAGCAGCACCTATGTGCGTAGCCCGGACAGCAGCGCGCTGGCTGACGAGTACATGAATGTGGCTGGGACGCTGACAGCAACCGGGCGGAAAATGCCTTCTCAAGCGGCCATCCAGGCAGTTCTTGACTATATCTCATCTCTCATTGCTACTGATGATGCTGATTCTCCTTTACTGACACTTAATGATGAGGCGGGGTTTCGTCTGGCGGCATTCGGCCTGAATGCAATTCAGAGCAATGCGATGACGGCTGAGTATGATGAGTTTATTGATGGTTTTGTATTCCGGGATAGCGTCGGATTCGTTATTCAGCAAATAGGGACTCCTCTGCTCAGCTCTGTTGACAGTGTTCAGCCTGTCGTTGAGCAGCAGCGATTGGTGACTGAGGCATTCAGTGCTGAATCTGACGCGGATATTTCTGGTTTTGTATTTCGCGACAGTGTGGGATTTGTCCTGATGAATCTCAATGGTGAGCAAAGCGATCAGAATAACGATGGGGTAGATGACATTTCACGCAGAAATGCAGCAAATCTTGCCGCTGCTGCTGCCGCACGAGACGAAATTAATACGCGTATTGCTCGCCCGGTTTACGATTACAATATTCTGATCACAGACGGCCAGTCGCTGAGTAACGGGACTGAGGGATGGGCAGCACTGAGCAAGGACATTCGCGCTACTCTGAACATTAATATGCTCGGTGACTCCGTCCGGCCAAAAAATGAGAATGGTTCAACATTTACGCCGTTGAACGGAGCTGAAATCAGATCAGCCCGTGCGGTGGTGCAGGATTTAATCGCCCCTCCTGACGGCGGAAACCTTATGACCGATGAGGCTGTGGCCGCACTGCCTCGTGGGGCTAACAATTTCGGTGAAACCGTCGATATCGGCGCGATGTGGATGTGGCGGGAAATGCAGTTGCAGTTCCGGGGGCTGGCAACGGATGAGCGCAAAATTGTGGCTGTCAACTGCGGTGTTGGCGGGCAGATTATTGAACGTCTGTCTAAGGGGCACTCCTGGGGATTCTACAACCGGATCATTTCAGCCGTTACCCAGATTAAAGCTATTGCTGACGCCGAAGGGAAAACCTGCGGCGTGGTGGGTTTTTTATATCTTGGCAATGAATATAACTATGACAGCACAAAAGGAGGGGCGACAGACCGCGCAGAATACAGAGCACTCCTGAGAAAGCTCATTGATGATGTCATTACCGATACTACCGCTATCACCGGGCAGACAGAGCTCCCCCTGACTGTGCTGTATCAGACCAGCGGCAGCTGGACGCGTGACAGCACGAATATGAGCATTGGCGAGGCTCAGCTCGATATCTGTGCAGCAGATGCAAACGTAATGATGGCATCACCGGCGTATGCTGTCACCGACAAGGGTGGCCATCTTGACGCGAACGGCTACCGCTGGCTGGGAATGCAGTTCGGAAAAGTGCTCCATCGTGCAATTGATCGTCGCCAGAACTGGCGTCCACTGCAACCCCTGTCAGTCACGCTGAGCGGAACATTCCTGCGTGCGGATTTCCTGGTGTGGAGCCCGCCGCTTCAGTTTCGATCGTGCTACGTGGGTTCATCTCCGACGACGTATGCCGCAAAAGGATTCAGAGTCACTGACGACGCCGGGGACGTTCCGGTGACGCGGGTCGACATTGTAGCCGATACCGTAGTCGATATTACACTGGGGCGTGAAACGACCGGCGATGTTTATCTATGGTACGCCAGCCAGACCGGAAGTAACGGTAACGGAAATCTGTTTGACAGCGACACAACGGTCGCTGTTGCGAATTACGAATTTCATGAAGGGACGGGGCAATATCCGGAATCAAATATTCCAGAGCTGGTAAACCGTCCATACCCACTGAATAACCCCTGTGTGGCATTTCGTCGCCAGGCAATCGCTATTTAAGGAAAACAAATTATGGGTTCGCGTATTATTGTTCCGGGTTATTTTGGTGATAAAGGCCTGGGTTTTGACCCGCTCGTTCGCCGTGGCCTGAAATATTTGAATTTTTATGGAGAGGCAGATAAAACTGGTCGGAATCTCGCACCGGATGGGGTAGCTGCAACGGTACTGGGTTCGCCTGTTGTGCAGGAAAATGGCGTCCAGTATACGCCTGCAGGCACATTGCTTGATACGGGTATTCTTCAGCCTCTGGACTTTACTTTTTTCACAATCTTCAACTGTCCGACGCTTTCACAGATTCTGCTGCTCAGCAATTTTAACGGGCCCCGGCAATCTGGCTCAGGAACCACGCAGGGCGTAGTGCTCAGAACGCAGCCCGGATCTACCAGCATGACCCTGAACTTTTCGGTAAACACTCTCAACGGTAGCGTGTCGACGCAGCGTACAGTCGCGCTCGGTGGGTTGCTGGCAAACACAAACTATTTAGTGTGCGCGCGTTTTAAATCGGGACAAAAAATGGACTTTCAAATCCTGAACAAAGCTCTGTCAGCAGAGAAAACAACAGATATGGGCGACCCGGCGGATTTGGGGGCAAAACTGCGTATCGGTGGTAGTTACCAGGCTGATCTAACGAACGCAGGGATTCACAGATTTTCTGCTTTACACACTGTTGCGTTGACAGATGATGAAATTACAAAAGCCGCCACTCAGTGGATGGCGTGGGCTAAGGCTGTTGGTTTAATTATGTGATTTTTTACAAGGAATGTATTTGCCCGGTACATTTAAAAAATACCGGGCAATTTCTTTACTTCAAATCTACAAAAATTTTTTTAGCCCAGTGCTGACCAATGTCAATGGTGAGCGTTTGCTCACCAGAGTCATTAAGTGGGTTCATTAACCAAAAGAATCGAAATTCATTTTGACCTTCATAAGGTATTTTGGGTTTTGTAAAAACAGGATCTTGTTGCTGCAAAAAGTTCGTTAACTCAACTTTAGTATATGAAACAGGTTTATTGATATATCTGATATCTTTTTTGAATTTTAAGCACAGTTGATCGGCAACTAAATCACAAAAAAAATCTGGTTGTTCTATTTTGATACAGAACTCCCCAAAGTCCTCCTTGAAATAGTCATCATTTCTGACAGTTGTTGCGCATACTATATATTCATCATGGCAGTAGCTTTCTGTTTCACAGTCTCGCATAATAACTGTTCCACCCTCGGCAACTTCAACAAGTTGTGCGAATTGTGGTTGAACTTTGATGACTTCATCCCATGCTGTCTTATCGAACTCCTGATATGGCACTTTATATTTTGAAATCCCCTCTAAAACATCACCTTGCTTTTCATTTTCAATTCCTCTGTAATAATTCAAAGTGCCTAGCCTGATTTTACCATTTAGATAATCATCCTTGAAAGACTTCTCTTTGAAATATTTAAAGACTTCCATATGCTAACCTCATTATGCTTTGCTGTGATTGTATAAGTGAAATTTCGCTACATAATCAACCGGATTCTCGATGAATCATTTCAATCTCAATTACCAGACGCAATAGCTAAGCTTATCGAGCAAATAGGGGAGATAATGACACCATTAATCCCATAAGAGTCAGTGGATTGCAAGATCATTATCATTTCCCGCTTGCTTTCAAAAACAGCATCAAGGTTGAACTGTCGTGCCGCCGCATCGTACGCATCGTGGACTTTCAGCGCGAACTGGCGAAGCTCAACCACGCATTCACCCTGCGCGAAGCCAACGTGACCATGAAAATAAAAAGTGTTCGCACCGAAAATTACTTGATTAACTGCGAGCTCATGATGCGCCGTTCTGGTGATGAGGTAAACCGGCGAGTTTGCGTTCTGGATAGCTGCTCGCAGATTTTGGCATCTCAAGTGATGGTGAGGATGGCATCCTGATCTTGGAAGAATTCGTAGAATGTGAGCTGGTTTTCGAGGATATGGTCAGCGGGAAGAATGCCCGGCGGCCAGGTTTAAAGCGAGCGCTGCGGCGGCTCCGCCCGGGTGATGTGCTGGTGGTCTGGAAACTGGATCGGCTTGGCCGCAGCGTGCGTGATCTGATTACGCTCGTGTCGGAGCTTCAGGCGCGCGGGGTGAACTTCCGCAGCCTGACCGACTCGATCGACACTTCGACGCCAGCAGGGCGATTCTTCTTCCACGTCATGAGCGCCCTGGCGGAAATGGAGCGCGAGTTAATAGTGGAGCGTACCCGAGCCGGATTAGCCGCTGCTAGGGAGCAGGGGAGAGTCGGCGGACGCCACCGGGTAATGACCACTGAGGTTGTGGAGCGATGCCGCAGGATGTTGGGTACGGGCGCAACCCGGCAGCAGGTAGCCGATGTGAGAGGGGGGGGTGAAGACGATTTATAAATATTTTCCGGCTCAATACGGCGAAAAAAACCCCTTGACCAGGCACACTCAAGGGGAAAATACAACATAACATTATTGCTGTGTGCGTCCTTGCGCGCAGCATATTTTCAGAGAAAATCTCCATCGTTTCCAGATGTTTCTTGTTATTTCAGACTTTGTACTAACCCTGATTATAAAAAAGCCACAAATCAGACAGCGTTGACGCCACAAAACTGCTCTCTGACAGCGTGTCGCCCGCAGCATTCGTGCCGTCGAAGCCAAAGAACCGTTTAGGGAAGCTAGGCTTTGCCCCATCCCGGTGAACGTCGCCTTTGCATAGACCAGCGCCGTCGTAAAGCGTTTACCCATTTTGTCATCGGTAAAGTAAGCCAGCAGGCCACTTTTTCTTCCACGTCATGAGCGCCCTGGCAGAAATGGAGCGCGAGCTGATCGTCGAGCGTACCCGCGCCGGTTTAGCCGCTGCGAGGGAGCAGGGGAGGGGCGGCCGCCGCCGCCGGGTAATGACTGAAGAAGTGGTGGAGCGGTGCCGCCGAATGCTGGAGAACGGCGCTACCCGGCAACAGATCGCAGATGTGATAGGGGTGAATGTGAAGACGCTATATAAGTACCTGCCAAGTAAGGGCACAATATGAGGCAGAGTGAGGATTTGGTGTAAAATCCCACCCGGCATCAGCATGCATTAGTTGCCGGGTGGGCGTGGGCTCAGGCAGGGGGAGCACCGCTTTTGATTCTACTCAATGTTTTTGCTTTTCTGCAACTTATCGAATTTTTCATGCAGAGTTTTCGGAAATAGCTCAGTGTAAACCTGCCACAATATATTGAGTGAACGATGTCCTGTGACCTGCGCTACCTCTTCAATGCTGAATCCTGCTTCAAACAGACGGCTTGCCCCTTCGCGCCGTAGATCGTGATACCTCAGATCCTCAATCCCCAACTCGTCACGAACGCGCCGATACATGGCTGTTATACTTTTCGGATTGAACGGGAATACCCTGTCGTCAACACGAGGCTGCATCGTCAATATCCTCCAGGCATCACCAAGTAAGGGCACTAACATGTGGTTGCCGATTTTTTTCCTCGGGTCCTTCCTGTCTCTAACGATAACAGAACGCTGAATATCGTCCACATCCTCCCAGAGAAGACGACAAACCTCTCCAACCCTCATACATGTAAGTATGGAAAACATAAATATTTGATGTAATGGCGCCCCGGTGTATGCCGTTTCTGCCTTAACTTTAAGAACTTCATACAACCGATCAACCTCGGTAGCACTTGCGCGGCGACTACGTCGCTGTGAAGGACCTGTGATCCCCATATTTCTCAACCAAACTTTAGCGTCAGATAATTCGTTCAAATTAGCTGGGGCGCCAAAAAGTGGCTTGGCCGCTTCAAGCGCAACACTTAAATACGATACGTCCTGAGAGATAGTGGAAGGCGCAAGTCCTTGCGCTTTTCGGGTCTGGCAGTGCTCGATAATATGTTTTGCGGTCAAGTCCGTAAGTTTGATTTCTGCCAGAAAGGAACGGCCAAGGGTGCGGAGAGAGCTTCTTTTTGATGCACCGAGCGTTATGTTTGGGTGGTTTTCATACTGAGTAAGCAGGTCACCAACAGTTTTAACAGAGATCTCTTTCATCTCTTTTTCTGGCTCTGGGAGACCATGCTCTTCAATGTATGCTACACGTTTAGCCCCCCAGGACTTCGCAAGGGTGTTCTTGGAGAAGGTTTTGTTCTCCCGGTGGACGTACTTACCATTTTGTTTAACGGCTACAGTACAGCGATAACGGGCAGTTCCATCGCTGCGTAATCTTTTCTCTATGGTGAAGAAAGCCATATCCAAACCTTAAACTGTGGGGTGCTGTGTGGGGTGCTGATAACAACATAATGGGTTAAAACGGGTGAAAATAGCCTAGAATATAACTGTCTCGATATCCAGTGTGTTTTTATATATGACTGATATTATTATATATATTTTATATGGTCTGATTTGTGGCTACGATTGAACATCGCCACGAACTGCGCCAGCGGGAAGACCATCACGATAAACCCGGCCATCTCTTTCATCGGCTCAATCATCAACTGCGGCAGGTCGGCCTGGCGGCGAATTTTGCCGGTGGCGATGCCGTATGCCAGCGACACGACAAAGAAGAAAAAGATAATTAGCGGCACGATGCCTTTGATAAACGGCGAGGGCATGACCGTATGCTGAACCGGATCGCGAAGAATACCGTTTTCGGGGACCACCATCAGGGCGATGACCGCCACGAATACCAGCGTCGCCACGCCGGCGATGCGCAGGCCGAACCGCTCCCCGGGCGTCAGCGTCTGCAGCTTTTCATCACGACTGCCTTGCCACTGGCCCAGCCGCGGCTCGACCAGCTTATCGGTGATCAGTCCGCCGACGAGCGTCAGAACGATCACCGAGGTCGCCATAAAGTACCAGTTGTCGATCACGCTGACGTGCAAAGAGGCATCGATGGACTTTGCCGCCTCGGTGCTGATCCCGGAGAGCAGCACGTCGGTGGTGACAATCAGTAGATTGGCGGTAAAGCCGCAGCCCACGCCGGCTATCGCCGCCAGCAGACCAGCGACAGGATGCCGACCGACGGCAAGAAACATCAGCGCCCCCAGCGGCGGCATAATCACCAGCGCCGCATCGGAAGAGATATGGCTGAAAAAGGCGATAAACAGCACCATATAGCTGGCATAGCGGGCGCTGACGTGCGAGGCCATCTTGACCATCAACGCCGGTAACAGGCCCACCCGCTCGGCAAAGCCGGCGCCCAGCACCAGGGCGAGGATCGCGCCCAGCGGCGCGAAACCGCTGAAGTTTTTAATCACGTTCGGCAAAAACCAGTGCAATCCTTCCACGCTGAGCAGGTTTTTGACCACCACCCGCGAACCGTCAGTTGGGTTTTGTACCCCAACGTTGAGGGCGGAGAGGATTGCCGTGGCAGCGATCAGCACGGCGATGAGATAGATAAACAGCAAAAACGGGTGCGGGACCTTGTTACCGATCTTCTCTACCCAGCCATAGCGCTTTCCGCCGGGGGAAGATGACGGTATGGATGACATACTCAT